CAAGTAGTAGAATCAATATTCATGTTGTCTAACGGCTCTACCGCAGCCACAACCGGTAGTAATACTGTTGTCACTGGTACAGTATTAGGAACTGGTGTTGCGACTACATTTAGTAAGTTGGGCGGGGGAACAGCAATAACAGCGTTAGTGTTGGTTCAAAACTCAACAACTTCATATACCATATGGGCACAGGGTGTAGTTGCATATACTGATAACAGTATGTATCAAGTTGTTTATGGTGGAGGATCAACTTGGACTAACTCTGGAACATTTCAAACAGGTGCCCCGAGTTATGGTAGCAACTATGTTATTATAACTCCGCAGACTACTTGATTATGAAACACACTAACATCGTTCTAATATGAAACAAGACTCAAGTACAATAATTGATATTGAACAGGATCCAGGACTACATCGTAGACCTATAGTTCAGAAAGTAACTAAGGTTATACCATCATTTAGTATCCCTAAATATCATTGGGTCAGAGATAAAATAGATAGTAGAGATCATCCGTATCAACTAACAAATCAAACACAATCTAATGTTGTTGACTTAAGAGAATATTGCTCATCAATAGAAGACCAAGGCAATTTGGGTAGCTGTACAGGTAATGCTATAGCAGGAGCAATAGAATTATTACACAAAAGACAAAATAGGACACTTGACATAAGCCGCTTGTTCATCTATTACTATGAAAGATTGTTCATTGGTAAAGTGAATTATGATAGTGGTGCATATATACGTGATGGTATCAAAGCATGTTATACATATGGTGCACCAACGGAAAACTTATGGCCATATAATATAAGTAAGTTTAGAACTGTTCCATCAAAAGCAGCATTAACTGATGCAGCAAAAAGAAAAGTTACATCATATCAAAGAGCAACAGACTTTAATCAAGTAATAGATGCTATCACTAGTGGATATCCAGTTACGATTGGTTTTAGTGTATATTCAAGTTTTGACAGCCCTACTGTGGCAAGAACTGGTATTATGCCATATCCTGACACCAGTAAAGAAAGATTATTAGGCGGACATGCTGTATTATTAGTTGGCTACAACAAAAACAATAACACATTCATAGCTAGAAACAGTTGGGGAATAAATTGGGGTGACCGTGGCTACTTCTATATGCCGTTTCAAGTGATACAAAATACTAGTATGAGTAGTGACTTCTGGGTTATAAAATCAATTAGTAACACTTAACAGATAAATACATAGATATAAAAGGAATAAAAACATGACAGTACCATTTTCAATCGGACCAGGAATAGATATAGGCGGCGGAATAGTAATTGGTGCCGGCGGCGGACCCTCTGATCCTGCCACCAACACAGGTGGTATCAACCTAGCAGTGATTGCCGGGTTGCCACAAAATCTCTACCCTGGCGTTAGTGTAGCAGGGGCAGCCGTGGCTCTAGGTCAAGGTACAATCGCAAATACTCAGTTTATCATCAACTCCACCAGTACATATGGTACACCGTCAGGATTTACTTTCTTAAGCAGTTGGTCCTGGACACAGTTTGATCCAACCCTTGTTGCTGTTACCACCACCAATACTGCCAATGATACTGCCACCGCTGCCAATATCAGCGACACCAACAATGCTGTGCTGGGATCAGTGGTGATTGCACCTTCTTCCAAAGTCATGTTCAGCGTGAATCACAGTGTGTGGTGCGGCGCAGCGAGCTTTGACGGAGTTGGTGTGGGCAGTGCTACCACTCCTTATACAGGTTTCAACTCATATTTAGGACTTGACACTCAGTCTATTGGCATATATGATGACGGCAGTGTTTTCACTAACAACGGCTTTGTAGGGTCCGGGTATGCGGTATTTGAAACCAACGGTCAAATCATTGATGTGGCAGTGGACACTGTGAACAACAAGATGTGGTACCGAGTTGCCGGCGGTGCTTGGCAATAATTGAGATTAATTAAATAATAGATATAAAAGGAATAAAAACATGACAGTACCATTTTCAATCGGACCAGGAATAGACATAGGCGGCGGGATAGTAATTGGCGACGAACCACCCGTTGCGTCATTCACAGTCAATCCAGGAGATATTACATTTCAAACACTACTTTTCAGCGGATATAGTGCCTACAGTTCAGCAGGATTTACTTCTGACGGCACACAATTATACAATGGTATTTGCTATACCATCTTACCAGCACTTCACACAGACATTCTTAACGCAATGAATTTGGCAGGCATGGCTCCAACAAATGCGTATGCTTGGAATGTCTCATGGACCACAGGTGGCACCAGTATAGCACGAGTAGGACTCGACGGAAATGGAGTCAACACTTTGGTTTTTTCACTAATTGATCAAACTGATACTCAATGGCAAACTGGTAGTGATAATGGACCAACACAAATTGGTACATTTACATTCCCAGCAGTCTTTACACCATATGTACCAACTACACAGATACAACTTGCCAATGAATGGTGCTAAATGATTGTAAAACGTCCTGCTAATACTAGGGGAAATCCTAGAGCAGATTTTATAAACAGTTACAGGACGTTTAGTTTCCCAAGCTATTACGATAGTCGCTATATGAACTATAGCGACTTACAAACAATCAACGATGACCGTGTTCATTATGCTTGGCAAGTGCCATGGCATGAACATAAGAACATGGAAATCTTTGGCTATGTAGTTGAAGGTAGTAGTCATCATGTAGACAGTTTAGGCAATGATGTGGAAGTACCAGCTGGCGCCGTACAACGAATGAGTAGCGGTAGTGGCATCAGTCATACTGAAGGCAATACAACAAACATACCTAATCGTTATCTACAACTTTGGATCAGACCCAATGTGTTTGATACTGAACCAAGACACCACTGGTATCAGTTTACCCGTGAAGATAAACTAAACAAGTTTTGCAACATCACAGAGAAACTACCCATCAAACAAGATGCTAGACTACTAGCAGGTATCTTTACAGGTGATTTTGTATACAACCTGGACACTTTGCGAAAATACTATCTATACGTAGTCAACGGTACAGTAACTGTAAATGGTATAGATTTGATTGAGGGTGATGGATTAAGTTATGATAGTGAATCTGTTATAACAATAAATAACCCAAATGAATTAGAGATTATATTGTTTGACTTAAAATAATTTTTTGGTAATCAATCTATAGTCTAAATATCTGTATGAGATTTCACATACTAGGCCTTCCCCACACGGTAACAAGTAAAGAATACAACGCTTGCGCCTACACACAAAAAGTTGTAAAATTTGGTAAGATGATGAAAGCCCGTGGGCATACAATCATTCATTATGGACATGAAGATAGCGATTTAGTTTGTGATGAACATGTAACTGTAATCACAAATGAAGATTGGAAAGTTGCTTACGGCGATTACGATTGGCGTAAGAACTTCTTCAAGTTCAGTACAGACGACCACGCTTATCAAACATTCTATGCTAATGCTATAAGAGAAGTTGGCAAACGCAAACAAAAGAATGACTTCATCCTACCCTTCTGGGGTAGTGGCGTAAGGCCAATCTGTGATGCACATCCAGACATGATTACGGTAGAGCCAGGCATTGGTTATGCAGGTGGACACTGGGCACGATGGAAGATATTTGAAAGTTACGCTATCTATCATGCATACTATGGACTAGATGCAGTTGGCACTTGTAAGCAAGATTGGTATGATGCTGTTATACCAAACTACTTTGATCCAGATGACTTTGAATTCAAAGAACAAAAACAAGATTACTATTTGTTCTTGGGACGAGTATACAATGGCAAAGGTATTCAAGTAGCAATACAAGCAACAGAAGCAATTGGTGCTAAACTAATTATTGCAGGACAGAATCCAGAAAACTTAACATTCCCTCCTCACGTAGAGTTTGCAGGTTATGCTGATGTAGCAAAACGCAAAGAACTAATGAGTAACGCTAAAGCTGCATTTGTTCCAAGTATGTATATTGAACCATTTGGTGGTGTACAAGTTGAATTACTGTTGAGCGGTACTCCTACAATTACAACTGACTGGGGTAGTTTTACAGAGAACAATGTTCATGGATACACTGGATATCGTTGTCATACATTTGATCAGTTTGTATGGGCAGCAAAGAACATTCATACAATTGATCCAAAGAATTGCAGAAAGTTTGCTGAGAACTTTACACTAGATCGTGTTGCTCCAATGTATGAAGAATACTTTCAAATGGTACTAGATGTACATGAAGGTAAAGGCTGGTATCAAATGCACGAGGATAGAACAGATATGAATTGGCTAAAGAAAGATTTACCAACATGAGCGACCATCAAGACGATCACAAATTTGAAATAGAGTATTGGGGCAACTGCGCTAATACATTTGATGAAGATCAAAAGCATTATGTCTATGCTAAGTTCATGGAGATAACACGCATAGGTTATTCATTTGATGCACAAAACAAACGCATACTTGATATTGGTGGCGGACCAAGTTCTATGTTACTTAAGTGTAAGAACTTAGCTGAAGGCAAAGTCTGTGACCCTATTGACTATCCTGAATGGACTAAACTACGTTATGCTGGACATAACATTAGTGTCAATGTTCAACCAGGTGAAGCTGTTGATGAAGAAGGTTACGATGAAGTTTGGATTTACAATTGCTTACAACACGTTGAAAGTGTAGAACGAATTATCAACAATGCTAAACGTGCAGCACCTGTATTAAGACTATTTGAATGGATTGATATTCCACCGCATGATGGACATCCTTTTGAGTTAACAAAAGATATGCTAGATGGTATCATTGCATTACCTGGCTCTGGTACAGTAACATTACGTGAATCTGGTTGCTACGGTAAAGCCTATTATGGCGTATTCCGTCAATGAAATGAAACCGATTAGGATTTATATTTCGTGTAACGAGTTACCGAATACTAAAGCTAGTTTGTTTCATATCATCAGTAAACTAAAAGCCAGTAATCTACACAACGAAAAGATAATCATAATCCATTCATGTGATTGGACACCTTATGATTTCTTAGATGGATTAGACATTGAATATGTTGATAGTGGATTTACTGCGTCACACTATGAATTCCCTGCAATAAGAAAGTTCTGGCAAGATAGTAATCAATCAGACTTCTATGGACTATATCTACATTGCAAGGGTTCTAGTAAGACTGATACATTAGAATTTGAAAATGGATTACGCTGGGCATCATTAATGATGTTTGGCGTTGTTGACAATAGCAATACTTGTTTATATCATTTAGAACAGGGTTGTGACTTAGTTGGTTCAATGTGGCACTGGCACTTCAAAGGAAACTTCTATTGGTTCAATTCAACATATGTTAAGCAGATAGTAGACCCATACTTGTTTGATTTAGATTATAGAAACAATTGCGAATTCTGGGCTGCATATAGTTATTGGTGGGGCAAATTTGAACTACCAAAAATAAAAAATCTATTCTATGTTCCTAGTCTAAGTAAAGATAACGAGTTTGTTAACATAGACAAACTACCCTCATTGTTTCAAAAGAAAATTATAGCAAGTAACTTTAACGATTACTTATTAACACAGGAATACTTTGCGTTTGATGTTATAGCAATAAAGTATGTTGAGTTCATTCAGTTTAGAAACATACTTAAAAAGTTTTTAAACTATGACGGGGTTGTTATAAACACAGACACTGGAGAAATATTTAATTACGATATGTTATGAAAAAAATAGTATTTTATATGGAGCCTACTTGGGCGTTTGGAACAATTCACTATGAATTGTGTAAGTATCTATGGGGATATGGATTTGATTGTCAATTATTACCCTGGAATCAAAGCTATAGTTTAGCAGAGATGCAGGAACTAATTGACACTACAGACTTGTTTGTTACCACTCCACATGGATGGAGACTACTTGGTTACAGTTACAAGATAGTTGATCCAAGACAATGCGTAGTTATCAGTCATTCAAAATTAGATATGGATGAACTAATAGAGATGCATGGAAGTGATGACTTCTATAAGTTTCATAAGTACGGAGCCGTTAGTGAATGGTTAAGTAGTGTTAGCACACAATTAGGTATCACTAGACCGGCAACTGTTACACCATTGGGCATTAACACTAATAGTTTTTACAGTAAGCCAAATGATTCATTACAGGTAGTTGGCTGTATGAATTTAGGACAAGTGGGTGTACATCAAAAGATTAAACGTCCATGGTTATTGGAGATTGCTACACAACGAGCAGGATTGAATATCAAAGCAGCAGCAGCGTATCATCATTCATTTATAACAATGCCGGGCTTTTATAAAAGTGTAGATGCTGTACTAATTGCTAGTACAGAAGAAGGCGCAGGATTACCTTTATTGGAAGCTGGGGCAGCCGGTAAATTAGTTATTAGTACACCAGTTGGACACTACCATAGAGTAGGAAATGTTGGTGCAGATTTTGTCCCTATTCAGGAAGATGAGTTTATAGAAAAAACAGTAGAACTATTGAGTTACTACAAAAGTAATCCAGAACAATATCGTAAACGATGTTTAGAAATACAACACCATGCTCAATCATATGATTGGAAATATGTGATTGACAAGTGGGTTGAAATATTAAGTTAAATAAAAAGCCCCTTTCGGGGCTTTTTTACGTTTTCAGTTTCATAAGCATATAGTCAGTATACTTTGACATACACATTGCAGGAATCTCTAAGAACGGATCCTCTAGATGAAACGGACAAGCTGTTTTCCATTTCATGTGTTCTTTGAAATATTTTAATTCTTGAAGGTCTTTGACACTAGACGGATCAAAGTTTCTACGAGAATTAAATTTCTGAGCGAATGTGTTTAGTACTGACATATATACCCTTACTATTACTTAGTAGTAACTCCTGCTTCGGCAAGTACTTGCTCAACCGAAACGTTCTTCTTAGCACGAGCCTTGATAGCATCAATGCTAGGCTTAGTCTTAGTCTTAGTCTTAGTGACCTTAACCTTAACAGTACCTTTACTTGCTTCCTTTGTTTTGTCAGCAAGTGTATCAGCGATAGTTGCCTGATCACCGGGAGATGCGAACATCTCAAGTGTAGCGATATGTTGAAGTGCCTCAACCTTAGACATTTCACTAGGCAACTCTACCAAGTCAATACGACTTGCTCCGCCCTTAGTGAACTGCTTGATACGGCGAACCATATCATCAGTGAAACGAACTTTAGTGTTACCGTTGTGTGTAGTAAGACCAGCGACTTTGAAAGTTTGATTAGCCATTTTGTTTCCTTTAAGATAAGCTAAGTTTTAAAAATGTGCCGATATCACTCAGCACTGTTATAATGATAACACAGATTGGCATTATTGTCAACCATTTGTGTTACCAAAATCATTTTGTTTTACCCGAAAGAGTAAAACCATCAAGGACACTTCCTGCTATTGCAAGGTCCTCAACCTCATCATGTAATTCGGCAATAGCCAAATTCAATTGTGTTCCTACATTACGCACGACACGGCGAACATATTCCGCTTCTTCAGATCCAAGCATTGCAAAATACTTTTTCAATTGATCCTCGGACAATGATGACAAGAATTCAAAAAATAGTAATTGTTCAGTATCAATATTCATATTAAGCCTCAACAATGTAGTGTTTGTCCCACTTACCGATGTTAACGTCAACATACCAACCCACGTTGAAGTAGTCAGTTTGAATGTCACTCTTGTCCCAGTTGCCATCATTCATAGCAACAAAAATTTCTTTCATAAATTCCAGTGCTACACCATCATAATGATTTTGAAAGTGATAGGGATTAACATCATCGTAGCCACGTGAGTTAGGAGTAAAACCGCGAGCCACTTGATAGTAGTCATTACCACAAACTTTATTGGAATTTGCAATGAAGTCGATGGAACCCGACTTAAGATTCAATACCAAGGTGGAATGATTGCGTACAGCAAGTGAACCTTTGACTTTGTACTTAGCAAGAATAGCCTTGATTTTAGGGGCGATTTTTGCTTTCTTTTCCTGAGACATGTAAGCCATTTGAGAACTCCTGTAATTAACTGATTAAGACTCTATTATATACCCAAATCCATTTATTGTCAACCGTCAGGATCAGGAATTTACTGTATTATACGGGCTTAGTTCTTCCATATCCTGCTCATATTCCAGAATATCATAGACAAAGTGTAGTGGGATTCCCAATCGGACAGAGATTGTAACTGGGTTATAACCTTCTTCCAACATATCACGGATGCTTAGATCCAAATCAGCCATTTTGCTCATTTTAGTCTTTCTTGGTAGTTACAGTTGATTTAAATAAAAGAGCAAACAGGAATTGTAGTCCCCAAGCCTGTAGCCAACTAATTTCTTTTACGCCTTCTATAGCACCCACAAAACATCCATTCCATAATGCCATCACTGGCCAACTTAATAGAAAAGAGATAAACAGTAGGGTGCTGATACCTGCTAGGATAGCAGTAAATGCTACAATTATTGCCTTCATAATTTACCCTTTAGAATACATAATTTAGCTGCCAAACAGGCTAGCATAATTGCCAATAAAAACATAAGTTGCTCCTTAAGCGGCAGACAACATGTTAGCCGGGACACGCCATGTGTTCAACGGACCAGTCTTAACGATAACAAATTTGCGATTGATTTTTTGCACATCACCCGTGATTACCATACCGTTACGGCTGTTAGTGAATTTCACTTTAGTACCCACTGTCAGGGTGTACTTGTTTTTCTGTGCGATTTGGGCACGAGCAAAACGAATTGCATCACTGATACTAGTCAGTTGGTCATTAGTAAAGTTGCCTGCTAGAATAGCACGGTTGATTTCAGAAATGTCAGTCATAAAAACTCCTTTAGTTAACTGATTAAGACTCTATTATAAACCCAAATCCATTTAATGTCAAATTATTTTTTCAGGTCTTGCTCAATTTTATTGAGAGTTTCCTGAGATTCCAAACGGGCTAGCAAAATTTCATAGCCCAAATACAATGTTCCAGCAATAAATGCGAATCCAATTGCATTGAGGACTGTTTCACGGGCAACAGTAGCAGCAATATAATCAATGGACAACGAGACACCTGCAGCGAATGCAACAAGCCCAACCAACTGTAATAGTGCTTTAAGTTTAAGAGACATTTTGATTTCCTTTTAAGTTAATATGTGTAGTATACACCCAAAACCATTTAATGTCAAGTTTTGGGGGTGTATTTTTGTGTCAATGCTTGGACTTCCTCTACTGTAGCCAGTCCATTACTAATCAATCTTTTCTGTTCCGTATTGATTGCATCCCGTTCATTGCGACCACGGATGTATTGGCTATAGTCATCACTAAATTCATAGGTCCAATCATGGAACTGTAACAAGCGATCCAAGTTAACCAAGTTTTTGTTCATATCAAAACTCCTGTTTAGAATGTTTGGGTTTGCGTTTGTACAATACTTTAGACTGTACAATTTTTTGCTTGAACGGAGTGTTGTTTTGAAACAACACTAGGTGAGCCCTGTGTTTGGGCTGTTCAACTGTGAAAGAGAGAATTTGCTTTTTCATAACCCATAGTATAGCACACCATCCATTTATTGTCAATCTTTTTGCCGCTTGTTTTTCTCTCTAGTTTTGTAGTATTTTTTCATCCTTGCTTCTGTTTTTGCCAAGTCTTCTTTTTTACCCTTATTCCAAGTAATAATTTTACCTTCAGCAATACCGGCGTTACGTTTTTCTTTAATTTTTTGTTTGGCTTCTTCAGAATGTTTTGGTCTCGCTTTTAATGTACCTGCTAACTTTTTAGCTTCATAGTTAGCTTTGCGAGTTATTATGGCTCTTTCAATTTGCTCTTTGGGTTTGGGCACGCCTTTGTGGCAACTAACCCAACCGAGTTCATCCCTTTTGTTAATTCTAACTTTGGCTGTACCTTTGCGAGGATTCACCCAACCATTGGCAACCTTAACTGCCTTAGTAGCCTTTGATTTGGCAATGCCGTCCAACTTTCGTTGTAACTTTTCTTCTTCTGTATATACGTGTTTTTCTTTACCTGTTCCTTTATTCCACGCAACAATCTCACCTGTAGCAAATTTTGCTTTTCTTGTTTCTGATAGTTTCTTTTTGGCTTCATCACTATGTTTCCATCCATTAGCCATTTTCGCATCAGCCGCTTTCCTGCCACTGGCTTTCCAATCTCTATTAAGCCATCTTTCACTAGTGGTTTTAATATCTTTCATCATTTGTTTATATATGGGATCTTTCCAACGCTCGGTTAAACGCTTAGAATATTCTTCTTTTTTATTAGCAGTAAATGCTGAAGAAACTCTTTCTGATATTAATTTCTTATTTTTATCAGTATGTGTTTTTCCATACATCCCATTACCGGTGCCAGTTAACTTAGCCGATCGTATATCTTTAGTCCTTGCATTGGCATCTTTAATTTTTTGAATAGATTCAAGAGTATGCTTACTACCCTTAAAGTTTGGTCCGTGAATAGCAATGTGTTCTTTTATGGCCTTTACATATGCTATACGGCTAAGTTCATATATACGAGCGGGTATCAAATATGACCTATTTTGTTTAGGATTACCCGATCCATTAACCATTACATGTAATGCCATAGACATTTTGTTGTGCATTTTTGGACTCATTTTCATTTTCCACAAAAGAAGATGTGCTATATAATGCTCTCTTGCATATAGGCGAACCACATTTTCTTTAAAGTCGGTGCCACCTAAACTTCTGGGAATTATGTGATGATTCTCCCCGTACTCACCAATTGGAAAAACTCTTTGTTTAGCTTTCAATATTAATTGTTCATACCATAATCTGTACTTGCATTCTTTTACTTCATTGGGCCATACTATCATCAACTAACCTCTGTTCTTCCATCACCTATATCCTTAGCACGTACCACTCTCATGTCCGTAGCCTGTGTTCGATTCTCTGGATCCGCTTGTTGCTGCTCATAAAGTTCCAGTGCTACATTACGGCATACAGTTTGAAACCAGCGATCCACGATAATAGTATCGGTGTCATCATCACGTATCTTATAACCCGCACGAATCAAATTCAATACAAACTTGTCATTGAAATCAAGTTCAAATGCACCACTGTTAATATCATATGGGTCAATTTCCATCTTGAGTATATTAACATAAGGTAGACCCAATTCTTCTGCCTTTTGTTTATCAGATACAGTAACAGGTTCCTTCTTTTCCTTAGGCTTGCGAGATTTCTTTTCCTTAACAGGTTTTGTTACCTCTACGATTGGTTCTGACTTTTTACCAAATAGTTTATCAAATAGTCCCATGTTTATATCTTTCAAATAATTTAAAGCTGGCAAGATTCTTTGCCTTTGATTCACACATCATATCAAAGTTATCACAGAATGTCAATGCCCAATCATTCACCGCATCGTTCCAATAGTAATCACTATGTGCCCTGAGTTTTTGTTTGCTATGTCCTTCATTAATCAACGCACCATGATCGGGTAATCGTGTTGTGGAATGTTCTCCGAGTATATCTTCGCGGCTAACACTGTAATGCATAGTAGGGCGAACGCCACGCCAGCTATCAATAACCCGTTGTACAAGCGCATCATTAGGTTGAATGTATTGTCCTTCACGTATCCAATTATGGTGAATGTCCATGACCGTAGGTACGAGGTCAGATAATGATAAGCAGTCAAGTAGTCCATGTGTGTATTCCTCATTCTCTAGTGTAAGTGTGTTACGGGCTTCTGTTGACAAACGATTGTACACATCACGAATGCCCTGTGGACCTTTACGGCCACTGATGTGTACATTGATTTTGATATCCTGAAACTGTTTACCATAACCCATCATACGTGCCATGTCAACATGATATTCAAATTCTTCTATACTCTTATTTACTACTTCTTCACGGTCACTTGCTAAAACTACAAATTGGTCAGGGTGAAAACTAAGACGAACATCATGTGCCCGTGCTGTTTCACCAATAGGTGCGAACCAATGTGCTAATTTGTTTTGAATGTCACTATCATGCCAGAAGTCTTTCCAGTCATCATGTGTATAGAAACTGAGCATATCACTAGTAAGACGAACCATGCGTAGTTCGGGAGGTAATGTTGACACCTTCTTAACTAGATTGTGAGTATTTAGAATGTTGCGTTTTGCAACTTCAATTATCTTTTCCTCTGCTACTGCACGACTTTGACGATTAGCCCAAGCCATAGTAGTACCACCTGTGTTCAAACCCTCAACACTAGCGATCTCACCTTTCTGATTAATCTCTGCCCATTTGCAAGCAAAGCCGATACGTTTGATAGATTGATTTGTCAAGATAAAAGCCCAAAGTGATAAATAAGATATGTATTGTAGCGTATTTACGCAATAAAGTCAACTATTTACGGATACCACTATGAAAATTAATGAATTTATAACCGAGTCTAGCAAAATTTGCCCACAATGCGGCATGAAAGGCTGTACGTGTGAACCCGGTAAATGCAAATGCAAACCAAAACCAGGTTATCCAAAAAAGGTTAATGAGACTGCATCGGCGCATCCAAGACAAGCCGCTATCGCTATTGCCATGAAAGAAAAAGGGCAGAAGCCTAAGAATGAAGAAGAAGATTTAGATGAGGGCGAAACTTGGGCAAAGCACAACAACCCTCGTGCAGGTGGCATGAGTAAAAAGAGTGTAGCCAGTTATCGCCGTAGCCATCCTGGTAGCAAGATTCAAACAGCAGTAACAACTAAACCAAGCAAACTTAAAAAAGGTAGTAAGGCAGCAAAACGCCGTGCTAGCTTCTGTGCTAGAATGCGTGGAATGAAGAAACATCGTACCAGTGCTAAAACAGCACACAATCCAAATAGCAATATAAATAAAAGTTTGCGTAGATGGCATTGCGAATCTATTGAAGAACTACATGAATTAGTAATGTTAGCTGAACAATACATTAGGAACAATAAGAAATGAAATTTGTAGAATTATTAGAAGGCGCAGAGCCAAAGATGCCAGGAGCCCCTAGTGGCATAAAGATTATGACACCTCAGCAATTTGTTGCTAAAAGTGGTGACACGCCTGATGAAAAAGATGAAGAACTAAAAGAATTTGCTCCATACGATCACAACGATAGTGACGATGATTTTGATGGCGAGGAAGATGATGAAGAATTAAGAAGTTTATATGATACCAAAGCTGAATTAGAAGCAGAATTGGATTATGCTGAAGATGATGAAGAAAGAGAACAGCTAGAATCAGATTTAGAAGATGTTCATGCTAGGATTCAACAAATAAAGCCAGATGCTATCCTTGAGCAAGGTGTGGCGGAAGGCTCGTTAAACGAATTTGCTCAGGGATCGGGCGGCGGCGAATCAGGACGATGGTACACAGACGATGAAATGACTGACATAGTAGGTGATGGCTGGTGGCAGGACATGGACGTCAGCGGTGCAAACATTGGCGTAATTGATTCAGAAGTGCCAAAAGAATACATGATACAAGAAGCACAGGCTTGGTTAGATGACCAGGGTTATAGTGTTCAAGTATTAAATTGTAAAGTAAATGATGATGACATGGAATGGTATATCGAAGGCAGTTTTCAAAACTCCGGCTTTGCTAAAAAAGGCATGGCAGAGAGTCAAGTACACTTAGATAGAATTCGTAGTCTATCTGGACTAGGTGAAGCAACTAAACTACCAGCACAAACTCGTGATTTGGGCGGTCAAGAGTTCCAAGACTATATGAATCGTATCGTTGGCACACCTGACTTAGATAAAAGTGGTAATGTCAAAGTAGATAAAAAGGGCAATGAAAAGTATGTGTCTGGTAAAACAAAAACAGACAAGTATAAAATGCCTTACATACATCGTAGTAGTGTAGTTACTTACTTAAGCCCAGATGGTAAGACATATGATGAAGATGCGGTTAAACAAACATTAGCAGTTCGTCCAAAAGCATTACTAAAACAAAATGAAAAGATGAAGCATAGCAACGGGGAATTAGAACAGTTCTTTAACGTTGGCTTTGCAGCATTAGTGGGTATCGCATTAGACCAAGAGACAAACAATCTGATTGTTGTTAACACATGCCCGGGCGCAGGTAGTTGTAAAGTAGATTGCTTTGCTATGAAAGGTGGTAAGATTCAATTCAAAGCTGCTTGGCAAAGTGATGGGCGTATATTAACTTATCTATTGAATGACCCTGATGGTTTCTTCAATCAACTAAGTGGTGAAATAACTAAAGAAGCAGCACTAGGTAAGAAGGGTGGTTATACTGTAACTATTCGTTGGCATGACGCCGGTGACTTCTTTAGTCCAGAATACTTAGACATGGCACTAAAGATGGCAGCACAGCATCCAGATGTTAAGTTCTATGCTTACACTAAGATGGCTGGCGCAGCACTAGCTAAAAAACCAAGTAACTTCATTATTAATTGGAGTGAAGGTGCTCATACAAGCCAAGAGAAACAGGTTAAGGCTAAAGATGCTAACTTAGATACAACTAAGAATAGTCGTATCGTTCCTGATGATATGTTCCAAGACTTACTAATCAAGGATGAAAAAGGTAATCTAGTTAAAGGTGAAGCAGGACAATGGCAAGTACAACCTAACAAACTACCTGAATTGAAACAAAGATTGGCTAAAGAGTATGGTATTAGTGCTAACTCTATATTGAGTTACGATGAGTACATGGCTAAACGCAAATCAATCCCAGCTGGTATGAAGTACAATGTTATCGTTGCGCCGGGTGAGGGTGATATCAGTGCTAACGATCCTAACATTGTCTCAACATTATTGTTAAGACACTAAAATGCGAGCAAATGAATTTGTAACTGAAAGTTTATTTGGGTTAGGAAGACAATCACCTAGGTTGAATCAAACTTTTTTAGATGCTTTTCATGCATGGCAATCAAACAGCAGTAACTTAAAAGAAGTTGAACAAGCGGCAACAGTGATTCTCAATGATCCTGCGTCAAAACCTTATCAGACTCCTCCGAGCAATATCAAAGAAATCTATCGCACCATTGGCGATATCAACAAAACACAAACAGCAAGAAATCGTGTGGCTGTTGCGTATGCTACAAACCTAGCAGGTGCTGAATATTATTTTAGAATTCAAAGTAAAAATAACAAAGATTTTCATGTTGTGAAGAAGCAATTTAATCCACAGGACTTCTTGTTGGACTTTGCGGCTTTATGTAAGGGATTGGGTCTTACTAACGCACAATATCAAAAAGAAAACGAAATATGGATGCGTCCAACTCAATACTATGCTTCTTACAATGCTGATGAACTAGTTGACCGTCGTAGTTGGATTCAGAAAATTTCTGGCAGAACACAACATCCAACAGTGCAGGCTAAAAATGTGGCTGTACAAAAACAAGCCGCACAAAATAAAGAACTAGACGATTTACTATAAGGCAAGCTGTGCCAACTACACCTTAAGTAGTTCTTCTAAAGTGTATAACTCTTTCATATAGGGTGACACATTATCTAATACAGATACTGCTAAGTCACCCTTTCTTCTTGGACCATATTTTACGTCAAAGTCAACATTGTTAACCTTCTTGTATAGATTAACAATGTCCCTAACTGATGTACCCACACCGTGTCCTAAACATTCTATCTGATTACTAGGCTTTTCAATAGCACTACGCAATGCGTCACATATCTCATTAACATGAACATAATCACGCACACAGGTTCCATCACTTGAACCATAATCTGTACCAAAGATAGTAAACTCTCCTGTCTCTTTAGTTTTCAATAGATTATACATTAGTCCATCTGGATTCGTTGGAGCGAATCCGTCACTACCAATCACGTTGTAGAATCTGAAAGTTGTATAGGGTGTAGGCTTATGAGTAGTATAATACTCACGTACAACATCTTCCGCAGCACGTTTACTGATGCCATATGCGCTTTCACAATCTTGTGCAGCTCCTGTGCTAGCAAAGATAAAGTTCTTTGTCTTTACCTTATTAATAACATTCATTGTGCCATTTAAGTTAGTAATGTAATAGCTTAGTGGGATCTTTTCACTTTCACCTACATTGACTAGTGCAGCTAAATGAATCACACAATCAAAATCAGTTGGCAATTCAAATAGTTTGCGAATGTCAATCTGATAGAATTCACGTAGCCCATCTGCTTGTGGTACATTGATATCTAGCCCATATACTTCATAATCGTTAGATAGCATCTTAATTAGATGACTACCAATATAACCTGAACAACCTGTTATTAATATTTTTTTCATTATAATCCTTCAAATAAATCTAACCCGTAATCTTCTTCTACTGGTACAAACAACGGATCTTTACTCAAGTAGGTGTTGTCATCTGTGTAAACAACATGTAAAAATTTATGCTTGTTAGTCAATACACTTTCAAAATCTTCACGTGCCAAATGACTACGTTCTAAATCACTAATGTAATCACTATACTTTACTGTAGTATAAGTATTGATTTTAGCAGCATTTGTATTACTTTGTCTGGGGACAAAGTTATCTATAAATTCTATCCAACCCCTAGCAACTTCATTATCCAACTCACGTACATAATCTAATGCTGAATGTATTTGAGATGTACCATACAATCTTTTAATTGTATCTGCGGCTTGTGTGATGCTGACTTTATAGTAGTAATCTTCATTGAAGTTATCACTCCAATCTTGTGTATCAAGCACTACGCATGGCATATGCCCAAGACATTCTAAAAAAGCAAACGGATAATTTTCACGTAAACTGGGCATAAAGAATACACTACTGCTACGAACAAAATCTACTTTCTCTTGCCCAGTAATGCCGGCACGAATTTCATAATCAGTAATATTTGCTTCCTCAAATGCCTTGATGAATTTCTTTTCACCGTTAGTGTTAGTCATTACTTTACAGGGTAGTTTACATTCTTTCATTGCACGTATATATGCTTCTGGGTTCTTACCTTCTTCCCATCGTCCAATGAACAACACACCCTTCTTAGGACCTTTGTACGGTTCAAGTAACCCACGTTCACTCATTGGCATACGTAATAACGCACAGTTCTTAGCACCATGTTTGGTTAGTTCATCAATGTTCTTTTGACTTTGAGTTCCTATATAAATATCACTAAACTCCATATGTTTGTTGTAGAAGTTGTGATATGCTTCAATGAACACATCACTAAAGTTTTGTGATTCACGGAATATCATGCTATGCAAGTGTGTATAGAACATCACGGGTATATACTTGCTTAGTCCCATTGCATATGCTGCACTCATTGCCTCTTGAGTATTGCACACCATCATATCATAGATGTTAGATTCAAATGCATGTAGGATGCTTTTACGAAAGTTAACAATTTTTTCAAAGTTGATTGTATCGCTAAATGCGAATGTAGCAGTATGGTCTGTGTACTTAAGTGGTTTTTTTGTGTAGATTACATTAGCGCCAAGTTCTTTGACTACTTCACTAAATTCGTGTGTGGGTTCTTTATCTAGTATAATATCAACTTTCCAATTGATACGTTGACATAGTTCTGTGAATCCTTTAGCGAATTGACCTATACCACCATGCGGTATAAAGTGTTGATCGCTAATCAGAAACATTATTCTTTTATTATATGTCCGCATTCCATACCTCATCTATTTCAGGAACAGTACACCATTCTGTCCATCCAAGTGTTTTAAGAAACCCACCTGTAGTTGTATTATGTGCGCCATAGTCAGTAACCTCTGTTTGATAACGATATTGTAATATTTTTACAGGGCCATCCCATCCTGCTGTAATGAGCCAGCGCATTTCAAATCTCATACTAAATCCTTTAATCTTGCTACTAAATATTCATCTTTATCATACCAACGATCTTCAAACACCCAATCTGCAAACCCTGATACATACCCTGCGGTAATACAATATGCACTCTCTAACCATATTATACGCTTTGTTATATAGCATCGTCTAGGGATAAGGGTAAACTTTAATTTTCTACCCCTGATACATCTTTTAAAATGATAATCATCGGCTGACATTTTAGTCCAATCACTTGAGGGCATTATTCTCTATCCACTCTAGCATCTATATTGGAACGATAGCACATGTATAATACACCTACTATATATCCAAGCAAACATCCCCAAAAGAAATCCATCAAGTGCCCCACTCGTTTTTGAATAACGGCACTTGTAATCTATCACTATAACGCCAGCCTAAGCGCATTGCTTCATTGGCGACATTTCTAGCATTCAATGTATAAAGTTTCTCAACACCACCGCATGGCATCAAATATACATGACCTCTGAAGCCACGCTTACGATATTCATCTACTGCTTGTTGTGCTTCTAGTACATCTTCTTTTGTCGCTACAACAAACTTAAGATATACATGACCTACTTGACTATATTCATATACAATATCAGGACGTATTGCTTCACTCCATTTTTCACCACTGATACTGAGTTTAGGACTAACACTAAATGTGATTGCACCCTTAGAACGATTAATGGCCCACTGATGCAAAAATATTTTCAATTCTTGATGTAATGATTGTGTACCGTTAGTTTCAAATGTTAGTTCTTGCAATCCACGCATATTATCATGTGAAAGCAGTTCTGGATAACTACGTTGCCAGCCTAATAACGGCTCACCGCCCGTAATAACAAGGTGCTCATCCATCCAACGATTGTTAGGAAGTATAGACATAATGCTACTAACAATAGTATCGGTACTGAGCATAGGACTAAGATGTTTGAAATTAGGGTCCCAACTTGCATAACTATCACATCCAGTACTGACAAGTGGTAAGGATTTGTAATCCGTATAAGTTTCTGCTTTAATGAGATTTCGTTCTTCACTTAACTGTCCTTTAGGCATGCCGAAGCCACCGCATGTGAAATTACATCCGTAAGTTCTTAAAAAGACTGAGGGTACACCCATGTATCTGCCCTCTCCCTGAATACTATAAAATAATTCACTAATTTTTAAATTTGACATGTTAATCCTGAAACTCGTTATCTTCTCTATGTCCTTGTCGTCCTGCCATATTGCTATCAGTCTCACGTACCTCTACCTTGCAGCACCAGACCCGAGCAGCTTCTTCACTGCCGCAGTTTGGCAAGAAGATTGTGTTAATGTATTCATATAAGAAATCAGCAAGTCCTTCACACCCAGTACGTTCTACTTCTGTTATCTTTGCTAGTTTAAGTCTACCCAATTCAAGTAAGTGTTCACGCATTGGGTCATCTTGTGCGACTAGTAATGTATGATCGAACCAATCTTCTAGTAAGCCTTTAAGTGGCTTTAGTCCACCAAAGTCAGTTACCCAGTTACGGGCATCTAATGTATCTGCTTCAAATTCAAAATGAAACGACATTGCGTAACCATGAATTAAGTTACAATGACTATCTGCACGCCATTGACGATAAGCGACTGGACCTATCTGCTTGTACGTTTTTGTACTAAAATATTTCTTTGCCATGATATTCTCCTATGTTAATTATAGCATAGGCAGCAGAATTTGTAAAGCGGGATGACGCCGAGACCGCTACTATTATTTACCTAAATTCATTTCTTTTCGTATATTAGTAGCACTTATTTGTGTAATACTTTCATCAAAAGTTTCTTCTCCTAACGTGTAACCTACACCGCGGCCCCATCCAATGTGAACAATATTGGGTACAACTTGTATTTCATATTGCCCTTGATACAATGGGTCTAAGTCTCGACGGATATATTTCTTAACTTCTTCTATGGCAAAAGGATTACTATCTTGCCAACCTTGCACATCACGTACTTGAATAATCACTTGCCCGGTCTTTGCTAATAGTCGTTCAAACAATGCACGATGACCATCATGCCATGGTTGCCAGCGACCTAGCATCTGTACTGTTTCTTTCTTCCAATCAAACACAGGTCTACGACGGTTCATTTTCAAATGAAACCCAATAAACTCAGCCCATTTTTCTGCATTCTGCTCGTTAACACGGAAGTCATATGTTTCTGGTTCAATGAAGGCTTTGTTGGTATCAGCATAGCGACCTTCACGAATAGTATCTACCCAAATAGTCCAATCTGCACTGTAGTTCTCACGCATTTCAACTAGTGGTGCAACAAAGTCAGCAATCACATATTCAGTTTCTACTTTGGTAGATAATTCATACATACGCTTGCTTTGGCGAATGCGACCTTCAGTACTAAAGTCCCAATCATCATATTTTTTTCGTATTTCATCGGCATTTAACCAAGTTACTGACATAAAGTTATTATTCATAAACTCTATTAAGTTTTGTGCCAATGTGGTTTTACCTGCTCCAGGCAGGCCCATAATTAGTATTCGTTTTACCATATATAATTCTCCAACCAGTTTTCAATAATATTTATTAATTCGTTGTAATTCTTAGGTTTTGGCGTAATAACAGCAGTACCCAAATCATATACGTAATCTTCATAGTTTACAACCTTATCAAAAATTACAGTGAGTTCTTCTAACTCGGTGTAATTTTTATGCATCCTTTTTAAACATCCTGCTAATCGAATCTTTTCTATTTTAATAATTTCATCAGCATACATGTCTAAATTCAACCGATCGTATGTGTAAGTTTTTCTTATCTCGGCTAAATACACACTAGCTAATTGTGCTACTTTATCTTGCCGAACAATTTTAATATTATATGTTTCACGATTGTTGATTTTATCTAATAAAAATTTAGGATAGTTAATTAAATCCGCTGCATGAAATTTTATGACATATTCATTGGTAGATTGAATTAATTTTGAAAATTTATCAAACTCTGTTTTGTCTGGCGAATATGTTACATCATTATAACCAAGTATATTTAAATCGTTAGTTAGTTGCCTACAAATTACACTTGACCCGGATCTTGGTGGACCAATGACCACTACTGGTAATTTTTTAACTTCATCTTTATTTACTATCATTTTTTATATGTTCTGCTTCTGCTACCCGTTTGCGTAGACTGCTGCTACTAAAACTGTGGTCACGACTATTGAATACTAATTCAATCTTACGCTTCTCACAGATTGCACGACCAGTAAAGTCTTTCTCCATGTACTCAACCCCTAGTATACGCACATCTACGGGCAATGTCAATAAGATATCTTCCAAATCTTTTTCAGTATTATAAACAACGATTTCATCTACAAAACGTACAGCACTTAAACTGATTTGGCGTTCAACTATGCTTTGAATAGGTGCATTCTTTTCGGATCTATCCCATTGTGCGTTATTTTGTAATCCGGCAATGAGATAATCGCAATGATTCTTAGCTTCACTAAGCATTGCGATATGTCCTGCATGTAATATATCAAATTGCGAGAATACAATACCAATCTTGAGACCCTGTAGTTTTAGTTCTTTGATTCTATTGAATATCATTTTTTCAATACTCTCCACATCTTTGTTTTAGAATGTTCATTTAAGAATTCTTGTTCATCAGCATAAGTAGGAGCATCTGCTATGATTTCATCTAATAACCATTTGATACGATGTAAATCTTGTTTAATCCCCCAAGTAGTGAATCCGTCATTATGATGAGAATGTAGTTCTACACCGGCCATATAAATTTGATGATGAACACTATTGTAATCCATTGGTTTATGAAATCCCATTATTATTTCCTAGCTAATTGATAGAATTCTGCTCTTGCTGCTGGATCAGACTTAAATCCACCACCTAGTTTACTTGTGACAGTGCTAGAACCAGTATCTTCCACACCGCGACTTTTTACACAATAATGTTGTGCGTCAATCATAACCGCAACATCTTCTGTTTCAAGGATATATTGCAATGCATGAAATACTTGTTCTGTCAATCGTTCTTGTATCTGTGGACGCTTACTAAAGTATTCTACAATACGATTGATTTTACTCAATCCAAGAACCTTTTTATTGGGAACATATGCGACAGTAGCAAGACCATCAATCACTACAAAGTGATGTTCACAGTTACTTTGTACATTGATATTGCGTTCGCACACCATTTCATTGTATTTCATTTTGTTATCAACTGCTGTACATTTAGGGAATGCTTCATAATCAAGTCCCCAAAAGATTTCATTGACATACATTTTTGCTACACGCTTGGGTGTTTCCATTAAGCTATCATCATCTAAATCTAGACCTAAAACTTGCATGATATGACTGAAACTTTTTTCGATTTCTGCAATTTTGTCTTTACGATCCAATGATGTTTGGAATGTAGGAGTTTCAACTCCCACTTTAACCAAATGTTCGTGTACTTTTTGACCCAACTCTGGGTCTGTTTTTGTTTTATTATAACTCATAGATAACCTTCCTTTGTGATGGTTTGTGTTTTGAAATGTAAGCTACCGTTGTGTAGCTTACATATTTATTTATCACAGATTAAGCCTTAGCTTCTTTTCTTGCTAATTTTTCAGCGGTAATTTCGTTACGGCGAGCCTTAACTGCTTTAGCAAGTTCACCCAATGCTTTGCGGGCACGTGTACCTGCTGCTGCATTGCCTTTGTTAAACTTGTCATTTTCAGCAGTGTATGCTGCCAATTGTGTTTCAATATCATTATGTGCGTTCATTTTTCGTTTTCCTTTGTAATACGATTCTTTTTTCTATCCAGGTCATATTTTACTATTTCCTGTACTAATGTTGACTCATAATCCCATGTCATGGGATGATAAGTTCTAGGCTTGTTAACATTATCCAGTGCGTCTTGAACGTCACTTTTTAATGCTTCATCATCCCATTCTATTGCCGTGCTACCGTCACCATAAGTATAAACAGTACAATGACTACCCTTAACAGTTTCAGTAGCCCACCAACATTTGCGATAATCTGTCATTTTAATATTTACTTTCTCTAGTATGTTTACGATAGTCTACGCCCATGCGTAACATAGATTCGCCCTTGCCTTCAAGTATATCACAGATTCTATCAACTGTGCTATCGTTACGGTCACTTATCTTTCCCATGTTTTTATGAGGCTCTTGAAGTAGCCGGCGCAACTTACCAATAGCATTATCAATAGACCAAGGGATATACAAACGGTCAGGATCGTTAGCGAAAGTTTCAGGAAAACTACGATATGCAGGATACAACACATTGCAGCCAAGAGCATCTGCTTCGCTGACCGTATTCGAAACCCAATCTTGTAAAGCGCAATTGAACACAACACGAGATTCATTAACAATATTGTAATAATCATTCTTTTCTAAATCCTCATAGATGGTAAGTTTGCCTGCTGCTTGTAGATCACGGGTGCGTTGCATGTAACTTTCGCTATTGGATTTCAATTTGCCACCACTACATACACAGAACTCAATACTATTTATAGGATGATTTGGATATTCTTTGTTGTACCATTGTTCAATGAGATCCATATAGAAGTCGGGTTGTTTCTCCTGATCCCAACGTGCAGAGAATACTACACGATTCTTTCGTTCATTAAATGGCTTGATACTTGCGACACGACCTTGTACTTCACTCTTGCCAAATGCTAACCCACTGATATTGTAGATTGGGGCACGCCAACCTGCAATCTTCATGTGCATTACCATTTCTTCATTAGTAGCAAGTATGCCATCTACGAACGAGTCAACCATCTTTTCATAATGCCCCATAAACTCTGACATGCCCCAAACATGTACAAAATCATCAGGATCAATAGACTGGGCAAGACAACGAACAAAAATCCTAGGACGGAGAGTATCAGGGATTTGATTGAGTATATAAGGTAGGCTTTCGATACCGGGCTGAAACATGTCCTCAAAGTAGATAACATCTTCATTGTTTAATTCTCCTTGTTTCATCATACGAATTAGATTCATCAGTTGACTCATACCGTAGTATGTACGACCATGAGCATCTAATACTTGACCAGTTACAATAGCTTGATCATTACTTAGTGTTTCTCCGGGTACTACAACATAGTTGATGCCTCTACGATCAAACACAGTAGTATTCCACTCTTGTAACTGTAGAGTATACCTTGCTTTATAGGGTTCAAGACCCATGTAATACAGTTTACGCATTATGGACGAGCGTTTTCCTGCCATTGATCTTTAGCAAACTTGCCTGTAGCAAATTTAGTATACTGACGATATACATAACTCCGTTGATCATAGAGTTCTGCTTCATTGTACTTATAACCGTAATCCACACAGAATGTTAGATATTTCTCTAGGTCCTCAAAGATTTGAGTAACACGTGGGTTAGATTGAAAAGTTTGTTTTGCCATTTTATATTTCCTTTAAATAGCGAGGTTACGATAAGGTTGAGTTCTATTATAAGAAATCGTAGCACCATTCTCATTGTCCTCAGAGATAGTGATTTTGATATTACGATCTGGATACCGAGTTGAGATAACCTCATAAAGATTATCACTAATCATTTCACAACTTTTGTAATCCAATGCAAGAATGTTTTGAGAATATTGATTCTCTAACCATCTTTTGAATTGAATAAACTCAATATCTCTATCATTGTGAAACACTTCAATCGTCACTTCAAAGTGAAAGATGTGACGATGTGGAGTTGCTAGAAAGCTAACATCATACTCATCACCTGTTGCCAAGTTAGGGTCTGTTGCTGCTGCGGGGTATTTATGAATACCCTCTTTTTGAAATCGTACAAAGATTGTACGAAATGCTTTATCTTTAATGCGTTGACGCTTTTCCATATCAGCTTGTTCTTGTTGATTCATTATCTATCATCCTCAAAGTTAACACGTTCGTGATCTTCTTCCCACTGAAGTTTTGTATATCTTCTTATCTCAGAGTATACATCATTTCTATCTATCAGCATAGCTTTAAGGGCGTCTACATTAAAGTTACTATCCTTTTCTGCCTTCAATATTTCTTTGTCAAGGTCTATAGCCCGTTGTTGTAGTTTAGCAATTCGTTGTCTATACATATTATTACTCCAAAACTAATGACATAGCTTCATCGCTATCTTCTATTTCCTCAATTGGTTCTTCTTCTACCGTAAACAATTCTTCAAACATACTCATAGCATTAACAGTTTTCTTACCGCTAATGCCCTGACTACCTGATTGGAATTGTTTCCAATAACTACTGTGATAATCAATTAAATCTAATGATTCTTGTTTTGTTTTCTTACTAAAAATTTCATCAACAATGTTACCAAAGAAGTTATCACCTTCAAACTTGTGTACTAACATCTTGGGTACTACACCCGTTTCATATTGACGATTAGCCTCTTGTACTGCATTCATATGCATCCAAACATTGTGACTTTGAATCAGTGTGTAGCTTAGTGTATCCCAACTTGTTTTAGTTTCTTTGCCATGCTGTCCTAGAAAACCTACACCACGATAACACAAGTCTTTCATAACTAATGCATCAGTTACCGGACTATCTGTAAACAATTTATGTATTCCATCAGCTAGTACAGCATCACGATACTTACGATTGTCACTAGCATAGCTTTTCTTTTCAGCAGTCTTTTCCATACTATATGACCATTTTTTGTTGTGTTCAATATTTGTATTAAAATAAGCAAGACCTTTGGCAGCACTAAAGAATGGACTAGCACAGTCAAATGTAATCTGTAAACTTGGGTTATGATACTTGCGTACTGCTTTTTGAATATCAGTAAACAATACAGCATACTCTAAGATACTTGTGCCCAAGCAGTGAATCAAATCATGTTTACCTTCACGTAGTAATCCATCATGGATAATACCAACTAATCTACGCAACATCAAGTGAATGTCAATCTTGTTCTGTCCCCCAAATGCCCAACCATTGAAATGATTATCTGGATAGATGTTTGGATCACAATACTTTTTCATTTCTTCATACCAATCATCACTTTGAGTATGATTACGACCCTGCAACACATTTAAGAACTTACATTTCCCTGAGCGATTATTTATAAAATATTCGTTGTTGATATGGGTAGCACTAATAGCTTCTTCAATAGTACTGATGCCATGTAAGCTATTACCATTCTTATCTTTCATTCCGAAAGTAGTTAATGATTGACTTGGGATATCTAAACACATACCATAATCCATGTATGTGTCCATCCACTTTAATACTGCTTTGCGTTTTATCATGGCACGAGGACAGTTAGGATCCTTCCAGTCTGCTGGCCATTGCCCTTTTAGAATCTGAAAGCCACCACTATCACCCAACATGAATGTACCTTCTTCACGTTCACGTATGATAGATTCACTTGGATCATCAACTGTTGTATCTAAGTTCGCATGACCAGCACTATACAATCCCCACTTGTAGTAGTAAAGACCTTCTTTGCTGTTAAGAAAGTTTAGTTTCTCAACGTCACCATTGAACCCTGCAGGGATACGTGCTTGATCAAAGTAGTTTTGACCCTTGCGTTGCTTACCCAAGCCAGCAATATAGAAACTACTGACTGCGGGTAAAAACAATGCCCATTCAGGGTTATGCTTTTGTGATAGATTATCTTGTTTCAATTGAAACTTCTTTCTTAATCAAGGTCATGACCATTTGTATTTGGTCTTCTTTTTCTTTTATTTGCTCAAGTAAATTTTTGACAGTGGGATTGGCCGCAGCTAATAAATCAATTTCTATTTCTTCATCACGCTTCTTTTTAGCCCAATCAAGTATTGATTCTGCATCAGCACTTAGTGCTACATTAACATGTCCCATCTGTAGTGTTATCCAAGACATTCCGTCATATACTTCCATACTTTGATTACTAGTATTGAATCTTAGATTACCAACACCTTGTGCCCCAACATAGTTATTAATGTAATTGGTAGCAGGACCACCAATTACATTTGTGTACTTACCGGAACTAGAAATGTACTTTATCATTTCTTATTAGCTGGCAATAAGTAAACATATGTTGCGATACCACTATCAACTGTAATCTCAGTCGCACCTTGTTCGCTAATCTTAACAGTCTTGTCACCAACTAAATCCATGATAGATAAGAATTCTTTAACGGGCCACTTGTGTGTACCAGCTAGTGTACCAGTTACTGGAGTGTTGAACACAAAGTTTCCGCTGTGCGTTGACGCATCACCAAAGAATACTTTCAAATCACTACCATCAGTTTTGAACACAAAATGTTCTTCTTCGCTATTAGCTTGTGCTTGTTTCTTAAGACGTTGAATACCAGCAACTGTTGGCTCAAACTCAACATTCCACTTAGCACCCTTGAATGAAACACTTTTAACTTTCTCATCAACTACGCTTTTAAGCATAAGACGATAATCGTTAATGAAGTCACCACTCTTTGTTTCAAAGTGAATAACTGAAGGCACATCTACACCATCACGTTGAGTACGAACAACATTGATTTTAGATGTTTGATCATATTCATCAAACCCAATAATTGTTTTGAGTTTGTTCAAGTTAGGCATACCAAATACACCGATGAAATCGGCAATTGGGTCTTTGAATGTGCCACTGATGATAACACTTTTGTTTTCTGCTACTGCATTGATTGCGGTTACAGTATCTGTACCAGTGACCTTAATAAGTTCAATAGTACCAAGACCAAGAGTATGGTCAATTAAGTCTTTTAAATAATCTTTCATTTTGTTTCCTTTGTTTAAAATATTTAGGAGTTCCTATCACGTATTATAGTGGAATATATTGCGATAGTCAACACCAGTTTAACCGAATGTGAATAGTTCATCAAATGTTGAGTTAACATCTGTGTTACTTCTGATATCCCAATCCAATACGCCAAGTAAGTTGTCTATCTTCTCATCTACCAATGTTGATTCCATTAGTAAATCATCGAATGGTAGTTCTTTGAACCATACTGGTAATCGCAATTCATCAACTGGGTATGCAATACTAGTAAAACCCAATGCGTTGTCTTTGAGTTTACAAACAACAATCTTCATACCATCTATAATCTTTTGACTATAGTTGTCCCCATATACTCTACGTAGATAGTTCCAGTTAATTGCTGCACGGGCATGACCAACACCGCACTTACCTGTCTTTTCAAATTCAATTGTATGCTTAGTTAAGTTATTGACACTCTTTGGGCTACCCTTTGTCCAGCTATCTTGTTCAGACAGTTTAGTTTTGAATTCTTTAACCATTTCAATAACTTTATCACGCTGCTCACCAGCAAGGACCTTAGTAAGTACATCCATCAAGAATTCTTGAATGTATTTAGGAGTATCAGCACGTTTCAAGTCAAGACCCATCGCTTTGATATCGCCCATCTTACCGTTCACATCTTTACGCTTACCTTCTTTATCAAAGATATTGATAGCATAGCGTTTCTTTGTGATAAAGATAGCACGATCACCAATCAATTCACGACCAGCTTTAATGATTGCGCCATTCTTTCTTGGAGCATGAAAAGCACGTTCCATGAATGCAGGGAAACTTTCGTTAGCTTGGTCAGCGATACTATCATACAACCCAATGCAAGTTTCTTTGTTCCACTCTAGTTCTCCATTCTGTATTTGCGAATTGAGAATAGGATATGCAGTAAAGTAACAACTGTCAGTATCACCATACACAATAGCATTGCCATCGTGTGCATA